CCTTTGGTCAAATTAACGATACTTTGCGGTTTTTGCGGCAACCGTTTTGGGCTGTGCTACGAATTGTTTTCCGGCGGCTTTTCCTGTCCGCTTGGCTTTGGTCGTTGCAGCATACTCAGCAGGACTAAGATTCTTGATTGCAGCCTCTGGCAAATATCGTTCACCAGTAACGCTAGATTTTTTACCACTTTTTGTTCTCCATTTTTGGTCGCCCCAGTTTTTTAGGGACTGTTGCGGGGCTTTCATTTTTTCTTCTTCGGTGGTGTGTGCGTAAGCATTTTGCTAGCCGGTGTGTGCTTTGCGCCAGTCATCAGCTTGCTGCCGGTTTTGTGTGTCTCACCTTTGTACAACTTACCGTCAGGCAAATAATGGGGTTTTGTTTTGCTCATTTGTAACCTCCACCTGCGTCTTTATATCGTTTAGCAACAAGTTGTGCTTTGCGAGCCGACCATTGACCTGCCGCCGTACCCTGCACTGCGGCGGCTTTGACACTGTTGAATATGCGCTTGCGCATCTCAGGCTTAGTGTAGTTGCCAGCAGCGTTGACCGTGGACTTGGATTTAGGTTTGGTAGCCATGTCAGCAGTTCCATGCTTTGAGTGAAAGAGCTTTGCGAGTAGGCTTACCCTTCTCGTCCTTCATTGGGCCGGGCATACCGCCCATACGAGCGCAGAAACTGGCTTTGCGGCCTGCATCTGCTTTTGTTTTAGGGTTCGGTGCTGGCGGCTTTAGTCCGGGTTTACCCGGATTGGCCTTGTTGTAGGACGCACGCCCTGCGGCATTCAGACCCCCCTTGGGGTCTTTGCCTTCTTTGCGTGTCCATGCTGGGGTCTTAGCCATTACGCCACCGCTCCTTTCAGTACAACAAACTGAAGAGTTGGGCTTTCGCTGGTTATAGCCCCATTGTCAATATTACCTACTGAGATGATGCATGACCCCGCAGAAACTGTATTTACTTGCGTAACGTAGTATTTGCGTGTGCCTGCTGCTAACGAGCCGCCGTTTTTAATGCACAGCATAACAACATCATTTGCTTCAATTGTGCTATTGGTTAGAACAAATTCATCTGCGTTGTTTGCTGAAAGCCCAACGGCAAATAGAACAATCTCGCCTGTAATCTTGTTGAGCGTAACACCAGTGGTGCGACTTGTTGCTTGCGTTACAGTACCACCTGTGCCAGTGGGGTAACCCATCTTGCCAGAGCTAAGCGTCTGTCCTGTACCCTTGGGTGTGATGTTGAGATTGATGTTGGTGTCTGTACCGTCTGCGGCCAACGTGCTGCCGGTAAGATTGCAACCTGCTGCTGCGGCACTTGTTGCCAGTGTTGTAGATTCAATCGACGTAATACCTGTGATCGTGCCGCCAGTAATAGCAACCTTGGACGCAGTGACCGAACCTGTACCGTTGGGGGCTAGTACAAGATTTCCGTTGGTATCTAGTGTAGAGATGGTGTTGCCATCTAAACGAATATTGTCTACCGAGGCAGATAGAGTACTAAGTTTTAGCGCCGTTGCTACTCCCGTGCCGCTATAAACTGTCTTTTCAGTAGCCGTCGGGCCGTCATCAACGTGAATCAGTTGATCATAGGTACTAGCAATTGTTGAACCCGTAAGGTTAACCGGCATCCTAATCTCCTATACGAACAGAGGGCACGAAGCCCCCTGCCGATTACATTATGACGCAAGAAGCGGCAAAGAATACCACTGTGTGGTAGACGAAGCAACTAACATCACACTAGTTGACGCAGCAATACTAAGTGCACCGTTAGCCGAAAGTGCATTGATTGTTCCGCCAGTTGCGGGATAAATCTTTAGTACTGCACCAGCAGTGCTTTTGACAATCACAGTAGCACCAGCAACCGCCGTAGGCAAAACTACGCCCTTGGTTGCATCAGCCCCTGAGACGACATTCAAACCTTCAGCTAATGCAGTTGCGTTAGCTTGAGTTGAACCCGCAGCCGCAGCCGCCGTAACAGCCATGCGAACACCGGTAGTCACAGTCAGCGTTTGCAATACTGCTTTACCACTGTTGATGGTCACATTGTCTTGTGCAATACCACTATAAACACCCATGATTTTCTCCTTTTAAGAGCAGGGGCCGAAGCCCCCACTGGGTTTAGTTGGCGTTGGCAACAATAGCAAAAACATTCATCACGCAGTTAGCTGGGACAGCGGTGTTGATCAAAAGATCAATCGTGTCGGCAGTAACCACAACGGATGGATTTGCAAGATCAGCCGCTTTCAGGCCGGTAGCGTTGGAAGCAACGTCGTTGGCGTACACGTTTGCAGCGTACGGTGAACCACCTGTAAAACCAAGGTCAAAGGTAGCAGTCGTGTTAGTAGTCTCAGCAGTCGTCACATTCACACCAGCCGCCAAAACAATAGAACCGGCAGGTAGAGAGATTATTTGCAGCGTGTCAGCAGCAGCCAGTGCAGTAGCACTAGCAGCAGAGCGAGCAGCAACAATTGCGGCGAAGTCCAAGGTTACTTCAAACTTAGAGATGTCGGTGACGTTCGCGGGGTACGCAGCAGTACCCTTATTGAACCCGAGCGTGTCAGTATATGCAGCCATTTTAATTTCCTTTCAGTATGTTGGGGAGACTTAGAAGCTGATAACAGCCGTTGCCAAAGCTTCGCCTTTGGTAACTTTATATCCATAGACTTGTAAGCCACGGATAATGTTGCCAAAGGTTGATTCGGAGCGGATGGTTTCCATATTTGTCATCTGCGATGCAAACGTGAAGCCCATCTTGTGACCGGCGATGATGTTGTACTTACCTGAAGACACACTCAAGTTGTGGCTCACGTAGATAGTAAAACGATCAACCATACCCAGACGACCATTACGGACGATAGACTGTGCGTCACCAGTCAACGAAGCGTCTTTCAGTTCAGACTTCTTGATCAAACCAGCCATCTTGGCAGGGATAACCACAAAGCGATCAGCTTCAGGTGAGTTAGCTTCGTCCAATACAGTGCCGAGGTCAACTAACAAGTCAACAACAGAGGTGGTGCTAGAAGCGCCATCCTTGGTCACGGTTAGCGGAGCAGCGCTTGTACCGAGGTTAAATGAGGCAGACTGCTCACCAGCGGTTGCGCCCTTGTTGGCAGCCACGATACCGGGCAGGATGTCGGTCAACACGCGTTGATCAATCTTGATCTTCATACGCTCAGAAGCGTCCTTTGACCAAGTATCCATCAAGTTGATGTCCGACTGAACCTTGTCCACATCATCTTCAACGCAGGAGAAGTACTCGCCTTTGTCAATGATTAATTGAATCTTTGGTTTGTCAGGATTTTCTACGACCAAGGTTTGACCTTTTACGTAGTCGCGGATGGTGATTTCCGGTGTAGTACGGATATTTACAGTGTCACCGTACTGGCGAATCTCGCCTTCGTAATCGGTGTTCGAGATCGCTGCGAGCACGGTGGCGTCGTAGAAATTTTCAATCAATTTGCCAGACCAAATTTCAGGGATAAAGTTACCGCTGTAATTGGGACGACCGGGGGAAAAGGGATAAGACATGGTGAAACTCCTATAATCAGGCATTATCTTGGATGCGATTTTCTCGCTGTGCAGCAAAAATATCGCGTTCGATTCGGTCACGCTCTGGCTCTCGGCCTTTGTACTTACCAGTTCGGACATCGTTAAAAAACTTTTGGATGTCTTGCGGTGAATACATTTTACCTTGATTAGTAGTTGCAGGTGTTCCAGTATTTCTTGAACGACCGGGGGGAACCTGTTTTTCCAATTCAGAGTTTTGAGCGCGACCAGTGGATTGAGCAACTGCGGCTTGTCCAGTGGACTCTAGCCAAGCACGAAAGAAATTAGCAACACGTTTCGCATCAAGCGAACGTTGCGCATCGTCGAGATATGTCTGGCGAGTAATGCCCGTCAACGGATCAGCCGACAATAACCACGATTGGAATGCGTCGTTGTCATTGATCTGGCGAAAGTTGGGGACAACACTAGTCAGTTCAGCCCAGAACCCTTGCTCTGCGGATACTTGCTGACGTTGTGCTACGGCTTGCACCTGCGGCACTACGTTAGTTTGCATCTGCCTAAACATCTGTTCCATCTGCGCAAAGCGTTGTTCCATAGGGATTAACTCCTC